AATTAAACGAAATGGAAAACATCGAAGAGAATGTGGTCACCAAAGGTGCTAAACCTGCGGAACCAATGCAAAAGTTAACTACAGGTGGTACTGCACCATCTTATGAAGATCTTGGTGGTCCTACTCCAGAAAACTATAAAGTTGATGACGATTCAGCTAAGTTAAAAGTTCCTGGTGCATCTCTTAAGCAAGTCAAAGACGTTGTTAATAAAGGTGCAAAACCTGCAGAAGGTGCAAAGGGAATGAAGGAAGAAGAGACTGAGGTTGAAGGAGATGTAGTTGCTGAAGAAGAGCAAACTACTGAAGATGTTGTTTCAGAAGAAGAAACTACAACGGATGAAGTGGTAACTGAAGAAGAAACCACAGAAGAGGAAGTTGTTGCTGAAGATAAGATTGACGTTGAGGAAGATATCAACGCACTTATTGCTGGCGAAGAACTTTCAGAAGAATTCCAAGAGAAAGCACGTACAATCTTTGAAGCTGCTATTAAATCTAAAGTAGCAGAAATCACAGAAGGCATTAAGTCTGAGTACGAAGAAAATCTTGTGGAAGAAGTCAAAGGCATTAAGGCAGAACTCCAAGAAAGATTGGATTCTTACCTTGAGTATGTTGCTGACGAGTGGGTTGGTGAAAATCAACTTGCAGTCGAGCACGGTCTTAAGACTGAGATGACAGAATCATTCCTT